GCGGGGCCCGGGGCCCCCGCCAGACTGCCCAGATTCACCCAGCCGCTGCCGTCCCACACATAGATTGCATTGCTCGCTGTCGTGCCCACGGCGTAGGCGTCCCCTACCGCCGCGGTGGGGTGGGCGGCCTGGAGGGCCGCCAGGGTGGCGTACAGCCCCATGACGATGAGTCCGTGTCCGTCTGCGCCGTCCTCGCCGTCTGCGCCGTCCGCGCCGTCCTCGCCGTCTTTACCGTCTGCACCGTCAAAAACACCGCTGTCCGCATCATCACGCACGCTCTGGGCGATGGCCTGGGCCGCCTCCGCCGCCAGCAGCACCTGCTGGGCCAGGGTGGGGGTGATGTCCGCCGCCTCCTCTGCCACTTCCGCCCCCAGCAGCACCGTGCCGCAGTCGCAGAAGGGGGTGGGGGCGGGCCAGGTGGCGCCGCTGTCCGTGGCGCCGTACACACCGATATACAGCGTCCGCCCCGGTGTGTGCAGTACCTCCGCCGGAATCACGGTCCCGCTGTTTTCATCCAGCACCATCTGCCGCTCCACGTCGCCGCAGCGAAACACCGCCGTCTTCCCGCTGATGGCGTCCCACGCCTCGTCAAAGGCGAAGTCCACCGGCGCGCCTGCCATCCCGGTGGTGACGATGGTGCGCTGCAGGCAGCGAATGGCGCTGCCGTTCACTGTCAGCTTCATTTTCGCCCCTCCTTTTTACACCGTCATGGCCACGGCGTTGCCGCTCCGGCGGGGCGCGGTGGCCGTACTGGCGGTTTTGGCGGTGGATTTGACGGCTTTTGCGGCGGATTTGGCAGCCGCAGCCGCCGCCTTCTGGGCCGCCTGGTACTGCTTTACGTAGTCCTGATACTGCCGGTAAGCCTCCTTGTCTGCCGCCAGCATGGCGTTATACTCCGCCCGCAGGTCGCTGCCCTCGTTGCGATAGCGGCTGTAGGCCTGCTGGTACAGGGTGGGCAGCACGCCCCACAGCTTGTTGACGTAGTTCAGATAGCTCTGCTGCGCCGCGCTGAGGCCGTAGCTGGAGCCGTAGCCCCCGGTGAGAGCGGCGGCGCGGCCCAGGGTATCGTCCCGGGCCTGAGCGGCGGCGGTGGTGTACTGTCTGCGATAGTAGCGGTACATCGCATCCTCCTCCGGGTCATAGGTGAAGGTGGGACGGTTGATCATGGTCTCGTACAGCGTTGCGATCCGTCCGCCCACCGGGGACTCGTACCGCCCCACGCCGCCTCCCTGTTGGAAGAGGCTGTTCATGGTCTGCGGCCCAACGACGCCATCCACCTGCAGGGCGTTGCGGCTCTGGTAATCCCGCACGGCGGCAGCCGTCTCCGCGCCGTAAATGCCGTCCACCGCCAGGCTGTACCCGGCGGCGTTAAGCTGCTTTTGCAGCGAGGCCACCTCGTCGCCCCGGCTGCCGTAGGATAAATTGGTCAATGGAATTCCTCCTTTTTTATGTCTGGTTCACCATACGGTTTACGTACTGGGCCAGCGTCTCGCCCCCCAGGTCAATGGCGTCTGGGCCGCCGCTGACGGACAGTGCTGCCGTGGCCATGCCGGTGCCATCACCAACGGTGACGGGGGCGTTCACCGCCCCGGTGAGAGATACCTGCCCGATCCGGATGGCGCCTCCGGCGATCTGCTCTCCGCTGAAGGCGGCCTTTTGCAGGCTGCGCTGCACCAGCGCCCGGATTTCCCGGGCCGACAGCGTGGCCTCCAGCGCCCCGGCGCCACTGTCATGGGCGGTGCCGGTCATGTCCTGCAGCAGCAGGTTCAGCCGCTCCGCCGTCTGGTACAGGTAGTCGTATAAATCGTCCCCGCCGCTGCGCAATTCCGGCGGGGGAAGGGGAAAACGCTCTGTCACCATAGCTGGTCGCTGCCCCCTTCCCAGTAGGCGGCGATGGCGTCCAGCCGACAGGGCCGGTTGCCGCTGAGACGCAGATACAGGGCGCTGCACCGCCGAGGCTGCACCGGCAGCACGAAGCTGGCCTGGCCGTGACCCTCGTAGGTGCCGCCCTTCTCCCAGGGCCCGTCGTCATAGCGCACCTGGAGACGGAACCGTCCCCGGGTCTCGCACCGCACCACGAACCGCCTTACGTACTGGCTGCCCGGCGACCGGGCCTGCAGCGGCCCGCTCTCCGCCGCCCACTCCATAGGTGCCTCGCCGTCGCCGCCGTCCATGGCAAAGAGCTTGCCCTCCGCCGTCAGGCAGTAGAACTGTCCGTCCCACAGGGCAAAGGCGGCGGCGTGGGTGGCGTCCTGTCGGTGCCAGATGCGGCGCTGCACGTCATAGGTGAATAGATGCCATGTGCCGTTGTCGCTGCGGCGCATGGAGATGTAGTAGCACCCGTCCCAGCCGCCGGCCGCGGCGCTGTCGTACACCACCCTGCCCAGATCGGCGGACACCGCCCGGGGCAGGGAGCCGGTGTAGGCGCACACCCCCTGGGGCGAGAGATAGTACAGCGTCTCGTCCACGATCTGCAGGCTGCGGTGGCACCCCGCCGCCACGCCCCGGCAGCCCAGAGACACGATGCGGTGGGCGCCGGTGGCGGAGGGGTACACCTTCTCCAGCACGTTGGCCTTGAAAAACAGGGGCTGGGAGCCGTAGGTCACCGCCCCGGTCCAGGGGCCGTCGCTGCCCCGGGCGGCGGCGTAGCTGTCGGTGGAAAGGCCCTGATAGCACCGCCAGTTGCGGAAATCCCCCAGCTTGCAGGCGTAGATTTCGTTCACCTGCCGCCCGTCCATCGTGCCGTAGCGGCAGCCCCAAATCCGGTTGTCGCACTCCGTCACGAAGTCCATGTCCGGCACCGTCCGGGCCACGGTGATCCGCCCGTAGCAGCTTCGGGTGGCGGACACCATCCCCGGAATCACCACAAAGCCGCTCTCCGCCGCCTCGGCGGGGAACACGCCGTTGAGGCTCTCATCGCTGAAGCCCGACACCTCCAGCCCGTCGCCCCTTTGCAGTCCCGCGCCGATGCCGGCGGAGGCCAGCTTCACGTAGGTGGGGCTCTCCACCTCCCAGGCGGCGCTGTCGGTGCGCCATATCTTCAGCTCCGGCGGCGTCACGGAGGTGTCCAGCCACCGCTCTCCGCCGGCGGGATTGGCGGGAGCGGTGGCGGAGCGGGTGCAGGTGATGTCGCTGCCGTCAGCGGCGCACAGCGTCACCACCGCGGAGGACACCGTGTTCACCTGCTCCATGCTGCCACAGTCGGTGACGTCCGCCGTGTTCACGTATTTTTTGTCGGGCCACACCAGCAGATACGCCCCCATGGACACCATCTGCTTCTCGCCCGCCGTCAGCCCCAGCTCCACCGCCACGTCGTCGTGGCGCAGCTTGCTGCCGCTGACGTACCACAGATGTTCCTTGGCCAGCAGGCCGCCGCCGGCGTCGGTGACGCTCACCTCCCGCCGGGGCAGCCGGGTGGACAGGGCGGGGTAGCGGTGGGCGGAGAGATTCTCCTCCCAGGCCCACTGGCCGGCCACCGGGGTCTCCGTGGCGCAGAAGCCGCCGAATCGGTCCAGAAACCGTACCGTGGCACCCTTCTGCCGCATTCTCACAAGCTGTTCCATCACAGCACCCTCCACCGTGTGGCGTCGCTGACGGGCATGTGGGCGCGGCGCAGGGCGTTGCAGTAGTTCCGCAGGGCGCTGTCGTAGGCCGCAGCCGCGTCGTTGAACCGCTCCGTCTCGCTGTTGGCCTGGGCCACCTTGGCCTGGAGATACAGCACGTACAGCTCGCTGTAAGGATCCTCCACCAGCAGAACCGTCTCCGGCAGCAGCGGCCCCGGGGCGTCTGCCACCGTGCCCTCGTGGCGGGTGATGACCTGCTCATAAAGCTGCCCCTCCAGGGCGGCGAGCCACTGGAGTTTCCGCTCGGTGGATAAGGCGTTGGGCGTCAGCTCGTCCAGGGTCGTCAGCACTTGGTTTACTGTCATAGCGTCCCTCCTTACACTTCCTGCTCGCTCTCCTTGGCCGAGCGCTTCAGCTCTGCCATCATGGCTTCGCTGCGGTCGGCGGCAAAATCCGCCATAGCCCGGGAGTGCATGATCACCTCATAGATAGGCAGGGGCACGTCGTGGCTCTGGCCGTCCCGGGGAATCTGAAAGTGCCGGTCGTTGACGCTGACCCACTGGAAATTCTGCTCGTTCTTGCTGTGGCGGGGTAGCGTCACCTGCCGCATCTCCTGCCAGGGGTCGTAACCCTGGGCGTTTTTCTTTTCAGACATGGAAACATCCTCCTTTTTTGATAAAAATGGGGCGGAGCAGCCCGTTTCCGACCGCTCCGCCCGGTGGCGTCAGTTGGCCACGTCCTCGTCGGAATAGTGGCTGCAGCTCTCCACCCGCACCATGCGGTCCTCATACAGCACCTTGGCGCCGTTGGTGGTCAGCTTGTAGCCCACGGTGCTGAACTGGTCCAGGGGGCCGCCGGCCTCGCTGGCGCTGTGGAGGATCATCTGGAGGCCGCCGCCCTGCAAATCGATGCAGCCGAAGGCGTCCTTGCCCAGAAACAGCGTGGCGTACACCGCCAGACGGCCATTGTTGCCGTCGCTGGGGCAGGTGCTGTCCCGGAACACCTTGGCCTGGCTGGACTCCACGAACCGCACGCCGTCCAGCTCGCCGATCTCGCCGGAGAAGATCTCCTTCGTACCGGCGTACTTGTGGTACTCGACCCAGTCCTTGTGGGAGGTGAGATCGTAGGCCACGCTGGGGTGGATGATGGCCACGTACTTGCCGTCGATGGTGGGGGCGTGGAGCTTCTTCAGCTTGGTCTTGGCCCGCTTCACGGTGTCGGGGGTCAGCACGGCGGTCTTGTCCAGGCCGCTGCGCTGGGACACGTCGGTGGCCACGCCGCCCACCATCTTCTGGGCGTACAGCACGTTGGTGCCGGTCATCAGGTCGTTGCGGCACAGCTCATCCTCGGTGCGGCCCGCGGAGGCGGACAGCTCCACCTGGGCCTCCATGGCCACAGGGTCGATGGCGGTGAGGTCCAGCATGTCGGAGATGGCCACGTAGGTGCCGTACTGGCTCACCTCGTCGGTCAGGGTGGACATGCCCAGCTTCTGGCCGGTGGGAATCACGCCCTCGGTGAGCTGGGAGGCGGGGGCAATGGTGTTGAACTTGCGCCACTCCACCGTCTTGCCGCTGCCCCGGGGCAGGGGCGTGCGCTTGGCGAACTGGCTGTGTACCATCTCCGCCTTGGCGTTCTCCAGCAGCGCGGTGTTGTAAAAGGTCTTGTTCTCCGGCGACAGGGTGTTGCTGCCGGAAAAGGCTTCGTGAGTGCCGTCGTAGGCGTTTACGTACTGGTTGGTGGCGTTCACCAGCGTACCGCCGTCAGCGAAGCGCTGGAGATCCATGAAATTGTGCATGTTGTTTTCTCCTTTCAAAATGAAACTCTCTCTCCCCGCAGCACCCGGCGGCGCACGTCCTCAATCTGCCGCGCCGTCATGCGTGTGGGGTCAGGCGCGGCGGTGACCGCCGCGCCGCTGCCGGTCTCGGCGGGCCTGGCCTG